TGTTATTAGCACAAGGTAAATCTTCTTGGGGAACAACCTATAATGCAGGAAGTATTGGCGGGGAGGCAACTCATCAACTCACTGTGGGGGAATTGCCACAGCATACACATACTGCTTCTACAAATACTACAGGTTCACATGCCCACACATATAGGACATTTTATGGCACAACCGGATATGGACCAGATGGTTCTAGTGATAGAGAAAAAACTATAAATACTGGGTCTAGTGGTAATCATACTCATACTGTAACAATTAACAATACTGGCTCTAATCAGGCTCACAATAATTTACAACCATATATTGCAGTATACATCTGGAAACGTACAGCTTAACTTACTCTTTTCCACATATATACAGCTAAGTATGGTTGCATATTATTATGTGATTGGCTTGAGCCGGTGTTATTAATATTTATGGTATGACTATGATTTCCTGCGCTTAAAGTAGTTCCTTTATTTCTAGCATAATTTGTATCAAAATCGCTAGGAAAATTCATGTTTGTATTTCCATTTGGTCCATATAATTGAAATTGATGAGTATGATTTCCAGTTGTATTAGTGGACGCTGTGTGATTGTGAGCAGGTAATTCTCCCACAGTGAGTTGATGAGTTGCCTCCCCGCCAATACTTCCTGCATTATAGGTTGTTCCCCAAGAAGATTTACCTTGTGCTAATAACACACGACCTGCTGGCATTGCTTCCCATGTACCAAAGCCAAATAACGTAGCTGGATTAGTAGATACAGTAGACATGTAAATACTTCCAACTGGATATATTTTTTTCATTGTATCTAACATAGGTGCATACTTTGCTATAGCATTTCTAACAAATCCACAAGTAGCAAGTTGTGTATTATTTGTATCAACTCCAGGAGTTGGAGCTGTTGGTGTTCCACTAAATGCTGGGCTAGTTTTTGGTGCCTTATTATCATTTAATGATTTTAATGTTGTTGGAGAGTTTTCACCATAAGATGCAGTACCTTGTATATTTTTAAATTTTGTACAAAAAGAATTGAGTATTTCTGAAATATTTCCTACTGTTAAAATTTCAGCATTTGAATTTAATGTTAGATCTTCTGTTTTATAAAGATATCCTGTAATATCTTTACCATTTTTATCTTGGTTTGCCTTTGTTGCACTATCCGCATTACCCTGAAGATTACCTATAAATTTAGTAGCAGTAATATTATAACCACTAGCATTTAAATTTCCTGTAACTGTTCCACCATTTTTATCTAATTTCTTATCAAATAATGTCTTATGTGCTTCACTATTCTCATTATGATTACTAATTAATTCTTCTGTGTTTGTTTCTATTCCCATAAACTCATCATATAAATATTTAAATTTTAAATCGTTTAATCTTTGAAGAGAATCAAACGATTGATATGATGGTGGAACATTCCCTAAATATCCCCAACCTTTTAAATAATTATCATCTGTCCAATCAATTTGAGAACTTGCCCCAGAAGCAAATATTTTTTGAAAATCCAATTCACTCATACTACATATCCTTTCTTAATTAAGTTATTACTAAATATTTCAGACAATGGAGCTTGACCAAATCCTTTAGCAAATTTTTGATTATAAAATCCAAAAACATTATCTTTATCAAAGTGTGTCATACTTTGACAACTAACTCCAGCAGGTCTAACTATTAAATCTAAAGCATTTGCAAATAGAATTTCATTTTTTGTTAGTTTTCTACCAATACCAACAATAAATTTTGCATTATAAATGTCTTGTACTATAGCAATGTCCGTTTTAAAAATAAACTGTATAGATTTTATAGTGTCATTCATATAACATAAAGAATTATTTTTATTAACTTTAGCCCAAAGAATTAATCTATATTCTTCATCAGACAAAGATGTACTGGATAAATAAGGTTCGCTATATTCTCTAAAACGAGCTTGATTAAAACCAGTAGTATTAATTTGATTTTCAAATCCAAAAAAATTTATAGTAATAGCATTATTTATTAACCTGTTTCGGTCCACAATTTCTCCTATACCATCTAACTGTACACCTTCACCTGTATCTATCCATCGCTTTTCTTTTAAATTATTAAAAGTATCATCTAATAACTGTAATTCATCTGAAATTGCACAAAAAATTGCTTGTAAAACTTTCGTATTAGAAAATTGTACAAGCAAATGGTTCATCATACTTTCATATCTATTCATTTATAATCACCTCTATTTGAGAGATGTCAAATGTTGCATTCTCATGAGCAGAAATCACAATATTATTATTGTTATATTCCTTAGGTGTTTCTCCTGTAGTAGCTTTTATATCTATATATGCTATAGCATTAATATTATTATAAATAGCACCTATAAATTTTTGTAATATAATATCTTCTCCAATATTTATTTTACTTGCTTCTTGTAAAATAATTTCTTTAATTTCATTTGGAGTATTTTCTCCCCATGTTTGTTCAGTATTTTTGGTAATAGTAATTTTAAGCCATATCTTAACTTGCTTAGGTCTATTAAAACGTATAAGATGACTAATCCCTTGATTATCCAATACTGTTTTTTCTATATCACCAAAAGTATTTATTCCTGGAGCTTTATAATTATATATTTCTTTTGCAATATCATCTTCACTGCCACCTTCAACAATTATTTCTATACTATGTGGTGGTCTATTTTCACTATCTACCGTATCACTATCATTTTCATATGCCAAGCAAGCAGTTACTCCAGCTACATTACTATATATATTAGCTTGTATTGCCTCCAACATTACAGAAGCTTTACTATACACCGAAGATGACCAACGTTGCCTAAGTTCTACATCCGTTTCTGCGTCCCTTCCAACTATATTTTTTATATTACTTACGCTATTCCAACCTGTAATAAATGTATTTATATTTTTTACACTACCTAATGTAGGATTTATACTTCCATATATATCTGACACAAAATAAATAGGACTACTTACATTTTTTATTATTAAATTAGTATTAATACTGAATATCTTAGTTTTATCATTACTACTAATAGTAAGCAAATCATTACTTAAATTAAAATTTAAATTTTCTTTAGAAAATTGATTATATATATTTGTTAAAACATTTGATACATTATCAGATATTTTTGCAGTATAAGATTTTTGTTCTCCATCTATTGTTATAAAATAGGTTTTATCATTTTCTACATTATCTATAGTTAATTCAATTTTACTAGCATTATCTGAAGATATTTTACTTTCTTCTTTTATTGTATAAGTATTAGTATTTTCATCTTGAATTTGTAAATTAACAGGAAGCCTAGTATTATTCAGACCTGTACATTCGCAAATTATAATAGTTTGTTCAGCTTGTATAGGTCTAATAGCACTTAAAGCTGCTGCATTTGATAATGATATACCAGTTGCTGTATGTGGATACATAGCAAAATAAACATTTTCAGCTAATTCCCATAAATCCGCTAGTTCAAATGCATAAATCCCATGAATTTGACCAAATATAGAATTACTATCTGTTTGAATAGCTATTCCTAATTTATCTGCAACACGTTTATTTAAACTATCAATTATTTCTGGTAATCTTTTTCGTTTAAAACCTTCTTTTGTCAACCCATATTCAACTGTTGTTACCATATCCCAATATCACCTCATTTGTTATTAATCCATATTTTGTATTTATTTCATAGTTTATAGATAATTCTCTCCGTATCATTGAGAAATCTAAATTCATAGATGATATTTCCTTTACACCTTCAATATTCATTATCTTTTCAGAAAAAATTTGCTTTATGTGATTTTTATTTGGATTTTTAACTAAAATATATTCTAAATAAGGTATTCCTTGTCTAGTATCTAAAAACCATTCATTCAACCAAAAACGCAGAGTAATTAGCACTTGTTGGGCTATTCGCTCTGCGTTATCTATTAATATTAAATCATTATTTTTTATTACTAAATCATTATTAGCTGTATTTAAAGCTATATCATAAGCCAATAAATCACCTTCTTTTATTGTGCTTCTCCTGTACTACCACCACCATTTTCAACATTTCCATGCGTATGATGGAGAAGACTTATACCATTTACTATTAAATCGCCATCAGCAAATTTAAAATCAGTACCATTCAATATACCACTAAAACTATTTTCAGTTATCTGAATCATAGCTGGACCATTAAATAAACACACACTATTTGCATGTTTAATATTACTTTTTGTTGCATTTGTATATAATCCAGGTATACAAATTGCGTCATTTAATGAATGTTTTCTCAAATCATCAGAAGTATTACTATTATTTACAAAATCATCCAGTTGTTTTTCCGCAAAAATTATTAAACAGCCATCACCAGAAGATATAGGAAATGTAACTCCTGAATTACCTCCCATTCCTGTAGGAAATACTACCGGAACATTATAAATAATAGGATATGCAAACTCTCGATAATCTTCTGTTTTATAAGTTCCACTAGGTTGCACAATAGCTCTATTTATACTAGCGTCATATGAAATTATTTTTCCATTTAACGCAGTATGTATATTACTTATTTTCTCATCTACCCAATTATCTACTACATTACGAATTTCATTTGATGTTTGGCTCATATATAAGTCAACCTTTCAATCAAATCAATTTCACTATACCATTCATTAGAACTAATATCACCAGTATGACGAATAGCCTCTACTCTAAACCAACCTGTTATAAATTTACTTTCAACTTTTACAGCATCTCCAGGATTTATTGATGGTGATAATAAAGTTTTTATCTTCCAACCTGCTTGTTTTTCTGCACGGTCCTTATTCTCTTTTCTTTTTCTTTTGCGTTTTGGTGTTTCTTTATCAGTTTTATAATTAGATTTTACAATTCTTTCAGGGCTTCCAATTAGTCCACTATCCGCTGAAAAAACAATTCCTCTATTAGCAACTATTCCACCATCTAAAATTATTTGTAAAATATTATTTTGTATTGACCATGTACAGCCACTACCATAACATATTTCACTTAATGCTTCAGCACCTTTACCAATGAAAGAATATCCATTTTTAAAAGTACCAAAAGTCGCACCTTCTCCAAATACTATAGATAATCCCATATTTCTAGCAATAGCATTTATTATAGTATCACCAGGTGTATTAGGCGGAAAAGATATGCTCATAATGCTATCTCTAATGGCAACCTGTCCATCACTTAAATCAAATTTTGTAATTATATCTAATCCATTAATCTTAGAATATGCTTGTATTACATTTCCTATAAATAATTTTGTTACTCCACCATTGCCTTCATAACCTGCTAATATCTCACATTTTATATCAGGCTTTTCAATAGCTTTTCTTGTTGTATCACTTAAATTATAAATTTCTAAACTACTTTTATTCGTTTGTTTGGTTAAGTCTTTTTCTACAGTAAACTTAACTCTTAAGGTATTAGCAAATTCATAACCTATCTCAGGAAAAATAACTTTATACTGCCGTTTCCAAAAGCTCATTTACTTCCTCCTTAGGTATATAAATCAATATTGCACTATTATTAATAAAATCTTTTCTAGTTATCACTTGTTTATTATTATTTACTACAGCTATTAATTCACCTTTTGGCAAATCATGTCGTTTATATTGTGCTAATAAAGGAAAATTAGGAACAATTTTTATACTTCTTACTATATCAACATTATTACTATCTCTAATATCTATAGTCCAATCTTTACTGTTACCATTATATGCAAAATGTAATTTGTATACTTTATCATCTAAAGTAACTGTCTCCACAAAATCATTACTATCTGTAACAGAAATACTTACCACTATATCACTCCTTCTATAATAATGATGAAATTATTGTATTAATTGCTGTATTAACACTTACTTCTAAACCTGTTTGAATTTCTCCAGCAACACTATAATCAGCTTGTATAGTATTTACTTTTACTGTAGATGTATTTTGAATTGTTGTCATACCTGTACCTAAATTACTTTGTGTTGCTGTACCCCCATCTTTTTCAGTAGTACCTGCTTTGCCTTGAGCGTCATTATTAGCGTATTCTTCAGGAATATCTTCTGTTCTTTGTGTAACAATTTGTACATATTTAAATTCAAGTTCCATTTTATAACAAATACCATTTTTTACTGTTTTTGGTAATGGTGCTCGTACCATTACCATATTATTATAAATAGAATCTACAGTTTTTATAGTTATCGGTTCTCGATTTAAATATATTTTCATTAAAGAATTTGCTACATTTTGTAACCTATTATTATCAACAGTACCAAAACTAATTGGAGTAGGCGTAAATACTACCTGCATTTTTAAAGACATTGGTTTTCTTTGTACATGGTCAGCAATTATAGAACCATCTTCGACAGGGTTCTCTGTTACCTCACTATCAAAATTAGTTTCTGTTTCTAAAAGTACATCTACAGATAAATCTCCTATTTTAGCAGGTTCTGTTAATTTAGGCATAAGTGCAGGATATGTTTGTTGTTTATTCTTTTTTTCAGGCAATATACCTGGTATTTTTCCGATATACATAACAAAACCTCATTAATAGCCTGGATATAATGTTGGGAAATCTAATCCACTTACCATATTAACTGCCTCATCAGAATTTTTAACATTAAAGTTATTATTCATTGTGTATTCATAACTAGCAGAAGATACAGCATTACCTATACCATCTAAAACAGTATCTGCAAAACTTTGCAAACTATTTAATTTACTACTAGCCCATTCAATTTTATCTAATACCCAATTTTGAATAGCATTTGCTATCTGCTGCAATATACTTATTGCAAAAGAGCCTAAACCACTAAAGAAATTTCTAACTGAATTTATTGCATTTCCAAAAGCTGAAATAAATTGTCCAACTGCTATAAATGTTTCTGCAATGAAATTACCAAAAAACTGGGCTATGCTTGAGAAAAATAATGAAACTGCTTGTAAAGCATATATAAAAGCATTATATAAACTTTCTATAATTATGTTCTTAAGAATAATTAATTGTTCATAACACCATTGAATAGCCTGAATAACAAATCCAATAGCACCAGCTACTGCAATAAAACCACCATAAATATATGTTAGAATTATTACTCCAATATTAACAAGTAATTGAGCAAATTCCTGATTTTCTTCTATAAGATCTGCTATAAAATTTATTATTGAAGTAAAAATTTCTATTATAGACCCCAATATACTAGCTATAATAGCAAATCCTGTTGCAATAAGTGGTGCAATAGTTATAAAACTATTTTTTAGTAATGGTAATATATCTGAAGCTAATCTTGCTATTGCCTGCAAAAATGGCTCTATTGTTGGCAATAGTCCACTAAATATTTCTTGTAAAGCATTTTTAATTCCAAAAAATATATCATATATATCAAAATTATTTAATTCATTAGTGAATGGTTTAAAAGCTTCTACGATATCCATTACTATATCTTTTAAAGAAGAAAATCCTTCATATAGTGTAAATAAGATAGGATAGCTATCTTGAAATCTATCTAACCATTCCTGACTTCCATCATAATCATCCATTAAGGTAAACAAATCATTTACAATGTTAGAAATATACATAACATTATTAGACATAGATTTAGCAATAAAACTAAATACACCTGTTCCACGTTCTAATCGCTGTGTAAATCTATTCCAAAGATTTTCTATTTGTTGCAAAGACTGACCAATAGTCGTAGGCATTTTAGAAAATTCTTCATCCATTTTTGCACCAGCAGATAAGATAGCTCGCATTATATCTTCAGATTTTAGTTCACGCTCTGACCCCATTTCTTTTAATTCTCCAATATCTTTACCAAAGTATTCAGCAATTTTTTGCATTAGCGGTTGAGCATTTTCATTCAAAGAATTCAATTCATCTCCCATTAGAAAGCCACTACCTAGCGCTTGTCCTAATTGTAATATTGTAGATTGTGCTTCCGCTGTACTTGCTCCACCAATAGTTAAAGATTTAGATACAATATCTGTAGCACGCATAAAATCTTCTGTATTAAATCCATATTTTTTAGTGCCATTAGCAATTTTAAAATACAAATTTCCCATTTCTTTCATGCCTTGCCTATTTTGCTGTGATAACACATATAATCTATCTTCAATATTAAATCTTTCTTCATCTGTAGAAGTAATGGTTCTAAGTCTACCATCTAAATTCATCATCTCATCAGCAGATTTTTGTATTGCTTGTGTAAAAGCTATTATTCGGTCTATCGCAAAAGCAGCTATAATTGCTTGTCCAAGCATTCTTGCTCCATTTATCAAAGAATGCATACTACCTTGTAGACTTAAAATATTAGCTCTTGCTTGAGTTGTATCTGCATTTATTTTTAAATATTTACCATTAGAACCATGCCAACGCCCCAACTTATCTTGATATGCTCCCATTCTTCTAAGTTGTTCTGATGTATAAATGGCTTCTTTTCCTATTCCATTAATACTTATTCTGGTCTTATTTGCACTATTAGAAATTTTATTCCACGCATTACTACCTACATTAGCTATTTTCGATAATTTAGATTTTGTTTTATTTATACTATTATCTGCTTTATTTACACTATTTTTATCTAATTCATAAGCTATCTTAGCTATTAATTCTCGAACTACCATATTGTTTACCTCCTTTCTTTAATGATGGCATATTAGCATATTCAATATCTGACTTCATATCTAAAAAATGGTTAATTTCAACGATTTCAGCAAGACTTATTTTGCCATACTTTACATCTAAGAAATTAACCATTCCACTATCTATTGCTCTATAAATAAAAATTACATTTCCGAAGTATTCACTTGTTGTGCCAGGAATGATGGGAGTTTTATCTCTGCCAACGTTTTTTGGACACCAATCGGAACGCTGGAGAGCTGCGAAAAATCCAAATAATTTACCTTAAAAACTTTTATTGCTAAAACAATCATATCAATAATTCGACCTTCAAAAACTTCATTAATAGCTCCTTCATCAAGACGAATAAAATCTTTTTTCCCATTAGATTTTTCAATTTTTACTGCTACATATTTTTCATCTAATAATAATTTTAATGCTAATTCTAATTTATCACCGTCTATTGTATAAGCTAATTTTTCTAATCCATTACTTATAATTTGTAACATATCTCCTAAATTTTCAGTATCCATATCCCCATTATTTTCGGAAATACCTTTCAAGACGCCACCTAATGCAGGAGTAATAATTTTTTGTAACTCACCTAATACCCTAATAGCATAAAATGGTGGAAACTGTCTTACTGTAAATACATCATCACCAATTTTAACTTCTGTAAATTTACCACCAGTCCACATTATCAATCATTACCTCCAATCATTGGGTTTGCAACTTGTCCTGTATGAAATACCCATTCTTGAGCTTCAATTTTTCTACCTCTTTTATGTTCAGGAAAATTTGTAATCCATGCTTGATTGGCTTGAAATACTGTTGTTCCTGACAAATCTTTAATAGTTAATGGTAATATACCTCTGCCTGTAGAACGATCCAAATTATAAACGTTACTAAAATAATCATTTGTCTTAGATGTTGTAGCCAATGCAATGGTTACTTCATATGTTTGATTTGGGTCCATACTACGTCCAACACTGCCATCAGCACCGCTGTAAATTTGTGTTCCTTCTCCTAAAGGTTTAATTGTTACCATATCATCTTCTGCAAATCCGTCAACTTCTCTTGAACCATATACTATTACAAGCATTTTAGGATTATATGTTACTACTCCATCACTCAATTTATTTCACCTCTTATTGATTAGTTTTTTCAATTAAATTTTCATACGTAAGACTACCGCTTATATTTATAGCATGTATAGCACCAGCTAAACGTGCAGTAAATGTTACATCTTCTAATAATCTTTGTGCCTTAGTATTAGCAGAAATATTAGATGCTAATGGTACATTTATAACATACCCTTTATTTATATTTCCATCTTCGTCATATTCATCTGGAGTTATACCTCCTCGTTGCTGACCTAATTTTAAAGCTGAATTAATTTGTGCTTCAATTATTCCTATACCACCATCTGTAAATGGAATTTTATCTCTATTAATAAGCACATTAAAAACATTTACCATTATTTCTTCTTGTAACCAATCTCTAAAACGTATTACATCAATCCATTCGCCAGCAGATGTTTTCCCATTTTGAGTAATTGCTACATTTCTAAAATTTTCAAAAGTATTGCCATTTTTATTAGTGATAGCAAGATACTCTGTTTCTGTTAAATTATCTGCTATTACACCTGCTAATTTTTTATTCGCCCATGTTTCACCACCAGGATTAATAGCAAAACATCTAGCAAATAATGCACATTCTGGAAAATCATCATCATTTGTGTGATATAACCAAAATGTTCTGTAATAATTATTACTCTTTAATAAACTACCAATATCTGTATCTATTTCACTATCCGTAGCCTCTTTTTCATTAACAACACAGCCAAATAACTTAGTATGTGTTTCGGTCCATTGTGCCAAAGCCAAAATATCTGATTTTTCTCTGCTAACTAAAGCAATTCCATAAAAATCATTATCACTAGCTACTATAGCTGCCATTGTCTCCGATAAGGTTTCAGTTGCAAGTATTGGTTCACATGATAAATTAGAGGATAAACTTACTGTAAAGGCTGTTCCTTTCTCTTTAGTTTCTAATTTTAATTTTTCTGATTCAGCTGTAACTGTAATTTCTTCATGAGCATTCATTAAAGTTTGCAAACCTTCTATAATAGTTGTCGCACTAGCTTCACTTGAACTAGAATACTCATAATCTTGTTTTCCTTTTTTAGTTTCTAATGTAATTTTATATTTTGTATTATCTTTTACATCAGATACAGAAATATTGATTTCATCTACTTGTCTACGTCCTATTTTTACAATATTAGGTCGTGGTATTTGTGAAAAAGCGTCTGCTGCTGCCAAATATAATTTATCTGTTGCCTTAAAACCATCTTCAAGCATACTATCTACATTTGTATAAGTAGTTACACGGCTTAATGTATTTAAATGCTCTCCAACAATCAATAATGTACTAAATCCTTCTTTACTTATTCCTGTAGTATTAAGACTAATTTGCACATTAACAATTCTATCTAAATTAGCCATTATATTTCCTCCGTTATTATTTCTATTGGTAATTCTTTACCTGTATTACCTGTAATTTTAACATTTGCAATATATCCTACATCATCTAAATAAGTAGGAGTAAATCTTATTATTATGTCTACACTTGCTCTAGTAGTAAAGTGTGTATTATTCAATAAGGCAGATACATCCTGAACTGAATTATAGTCAACAATAGCTATATTAGCTTTAAATAACCTATTTATAACTGATTGTTTATTTAATTTATCAATCAGTTTATATAACATAGTACATGCATTTCTGTTATTATCAGCAAATACTTGTATCTCACATGTTAATAATTTATGTCCAATTATATTATTAACTCCTGGCTGATTAGTACGTTCAAAACTAGATTGTACCTCATCTTTTATAGAAGCATATCTTATATAAGCAAAAGTATCTTTGGGTTTAGGTGCATTCTGATAAGCATAAATCACTTTATTTTTTTGTAAATCCAACAATTCTGCCACTAAATCGTGAAATAATAAATTCTGTTCATCATTCATCTGTTATCTCCTGTGCATAAGCTTTATAATGATTTATTAAACCATTCTGATAAGCATGACAAGCAATAATCTTATATTTTTCTCCCATATATAAAAGCACGTCAGCATTTTGTTCTGACGTGCTTTTATCTGTTAATAACTTAGTATCTGTATAAATTTTTACAGCATTATTTGTATTAGTTCCTTCAGGAAATATTTTAGTATATTCATCTAAAGATATAGGCTGTACTGTAGCCAGTATTTTTAATGTGTTACTATCATTTGTAATATATTTACCACTGTCATCATAGTACCCTTCTTTTCTTAAAATAACCACAGACCTTCTAAACGACACATAATCACTCCAATTTATGTTTAATACTTGCTCTCATGCGTCCAGTATCAATTAATGGCTTATTATCACCTTTAGCTCGTACAGTAGCAGGTGAAAGAGGTGTAAAATTTCCATCTGTAATTTTTTCTTGTATCATGCCAGCAACTTTTAAACCAATTAAATTTAATGCTTGTTCTGGAGTTTGCTTACCTTCAATTATTTTTGCCCCTAACTGTCCTGATAAATTAGCTATTTGAGATGAGTTATCGTCTAATGTGCTACGAATAAATGAGCGTTGTGGTATATGTTCTGCTCCATATTCATGAATACTGCCAATATATGCCATTGTATTTTTCCCATCAGCACTCATATCACCTTCTTGAATACCCACTTTTAATACTTTTTTATCAAGTGTTTTCATATTTTTTATAATCTTTTCCCAACCTAAATCAATATCTTTTACATTCATGGTTTTTTCCTCATAATCCCTAGAGGTTTACACATTTTTTGTAAATCTAAATATCTAATACCATAATAGGTTTTATTTAAAATACTTTCATTTTCCATATTATTTTGAGCATATGTTCTAGATAAATCTCCTTCTTTTTCACTTATTACTTTACCTGCAATAATAGAACTATCTAAGGCTCCATTCTCATTATTAGCTATATTATCTAAAGTAATATAATGTGCAATAAAAAAAGCAAGTGCTTTCTCATAGAACTTGCCAAAATATTTTTCAGATACGAAATCTGAATATAGTTCAATATATTCTTTTATTTGTTCATCATCTATATCTATTTTAGGAGCAATTACTCGTATTTTATTTATTACTTTATTTATTAATTCCTCACTCATCATTTTTAGTGGCTTCCTTTATTTTTTTTTCAGCCAATTCATTAATTCTTTTTGATTGTTCGAGAGATTTTTTTTCATCCAAGATTAAAATTTTCCCATTTGCGATTTTATTTACCATTTCAGGATAATTTTTTTTTAGTTTTTCTAGCTGTACCTTTTCAATTTTTATAGGATATCCTGGTTTTAATTTTAATTCACCGATATTTAAAATTCTAGCTTCTGTGTTTTGCAAATACATAATCTTACACTCCTACCGCTTTAGTAAAACAATATGGTCTAAATACAGTAACACCAATAACTTCGGAATGACATGGTACTGTAAAAGCTAAATTTTTAGCTTGTATTGGCATTTGTTCAAATCTATTTGGTATTTCCAAACGTATATAGTCTGGGTCAAAATAACCCACAATCATAATATCTTTTGCCCCTGTACTATCAGCGTTCTTTAATTCTCCAATTTTTTCCCAACGTTTAATTTCCGGATGATTTTCTTTAAGCATTGCTAATACAGTTTTTGTAGTTTGTCCGTCTGCTGTAGTATAAAGAGTACTAGACAATGTAGTATATGCACTTGGTGGCAGCAATACTGTATTAGGTTGTTCTGTATCATCTGTATTATCTTGAATTGTATTAATAAACTCATTCATATCTCGAAATTGTTTTTCTGCTGTTTTTGAACTTAATGCTGTTCCTGAGGCTTCGCCATCATTTTTTAATGTATATTCAGATAAATTAGGATTATCTAAAAATCCAATGATACCATTATCTTTATCTCCAAACCATGCAATTTTATTAATTTTTACATCATTTGCTTTTCTAGCTGCACTTGCTTTCATTGTGCTAAGTGGAGTATTAGAAAATACTGCATGTTGTAAATCTCTAACAGAATACTGATATGCTATTCCTAATTGTTTTACTTTAACGCTAGTTTCTTCTACAAATATATCAGCAAGTGGTAAATCATCTGCTGGATTAGCAACTATTTTAGCCATACCAACCATATCATAAGTACGTTGTAATGCTGTAGTTGCACCTGCACTAACTTCTGTTTGCACTGGAAATACTGTAAATGCATTCAATTTTCCATGTGTTACTTCTAAAGTTTTAGCTCTAACTTGTGTAAGCATTCTAGCTGCAATAGCTGAATAATTAGCATCAAAATTTGGTATAGCATGTGATATTACATCTGAATCTAATCTCTCTACATTTAAAATATAATCTCTACTATTCATAATTTATCTCCTTATCCTATTGTATTAGTTCCTGTAATAGAGGCTGTACTTTCATCATCAAGATGAGCTGTACCTGTAATTGTTGTATTATTAATATTTAATTCCATAGATGTAATCTTCGCACCAGTATCTCCTTTTTCACCTTGTGGACCTTGTTCTCCAGTATCACCTTTTTCTCCTTTTTCTCCTTTTTCTCCTTGTTGAGAAAAAGTACTATTCATATTACTTAAACGTAATATAGCTAATCCGCCACTTTCAGCACCTTTTAAATATTTAGCATTAGTAACTGTTCCTGTCTTTCCCCATTTATAACTACTTGCCATAATACAAGCAACATCACCTGCGGTAACAGCTTCACCAACTTCAACATAAATATCACCCGTAGACATAATTGCTACACTATCACCTTTTTCATAATAAGGATTAGATGGTTCTTTATGATTATGAACAACTACTCCAATAACTTTACTTTCAGAACCACTATCTACTTTTTTTACTAAGTTTTCAGTTGTACCTAAAACTACAGCGTCTCCAGGATTTAATCCTTTTTCTTCTTCAACAGCATAGCTATCACAATTTCTAATAGCAGTATTAGCTATCATACCTGCAAAACCTTTATCTAGTTCTCTACTGTACCAACTCATTTTATTATTCTCCTTTATATGCATTTGCTTCTGCTTGTTTTAATTCTTCCATTTTCTTAATGTAATCAAAATCATCAAAATTCATTTTATTATCATTATCTCCATTAATAATTCTTCTTTTAGAAGCACTTGCACTATCTATATTAATTTGCTGTTCACTGCATACGTCAAACATACCATCAATATATTCTTCACTTTTATTATCAATATTAAAATCTCCATTAACTTTTTTTATTACAGCTATTTTAATATCTTTATTACTTAAGGTATCAATTTTATCTAAATTATATTGCTTAGCAATGTCAAGCATTTTAACACGTTCTTTTACTGCTTCATCAAAGTTAACACTTTTATTAGCTTTTTCATCTGCTAAATCTTTTTCTAATTTATCAACTTTTACTTTCATTGCGTCATATTTTCCTTGCAATGCGTCAAAATTAGCTTTTTCCTTTGTCTTATTTGCTTTCAATGTTTCAAGTTCAATTTTTACTTCTTCTGCACATTCATATTCTAAGCCATTATCAAGTCTAACTTTTGCCATATGTTTTTTATCCTCACTTTCAATTATTTGGTCACCATCCATATTAAGACGAGCATTGCCTGCTCTACCTTTTTGCACAACTGCAAGATGATTGTACCTAATATTTCTTTGTATTGCGTCATAATGTTTACCATCAGGCGTAATACCTGGTGTTTCATCCAAGTCTAATGTATAACCACAAGATAATTCTCTATGTGGTGTATCTAAATTATATAAAGTAATATCTGCTCTAATATTATCTCCATCTTGTTCACCACCAGAAATTACAGTACCTAAAATCGGTATACTTTTTGAATTCTTATTATTAACCATAGCCACATGACCTAGTGTTATAGGCTTTCCTTTAATACTAGCTAAACTATCAGCATTAAAAGCTTCCTCAGGTGGTCTATATTCAATTCTTTCTGAACCATCTGCATTCTGATAGCGAAGAATACCTGTTCTGCCGATTATTGGTTTGTCAATAATAAATCCTTCATCTGTTTTTGTAGCTTTAAAAGTAAATCTATCATATCTTTGCATATTTTCACCTCCTTCCTAAGTAATAGCAACACCATTTATATTATTTAAATCTATAACTGGAATAGCCACACAACGACAGCGAATAGCCATTCCTGGATGTCCATCTATAGGTGGCTTATCCCATCTATATTTTTTCCCATTTCTAGCTTTATGCATTGGTCTAACTCTACTATCTCCAGCAGTACGCCAAATATATTCTTTTATACCAGCTTTAACTTGTCGCATTCTAGTGATTTGACCATTTAATTTCCCTATTTGGTCAACAGCTATTAATATTGCTCGCTTTTCTGTTGTTCCAGTTATCTTTTTTATGCTATTAGCTAAATTTTTTGTTAACATACCATTTTGTATAGCTTCTAATATTATTTGCTTTACTTTATCAAAAAATTGTGTTTCAACCGAAGTTATTAAATTTACATTGTCATCAACCCATAAATTCATCAATTCTTGTAAATTAGGTTCTCCTGTAAAAATATCTACACCTATTTTAGATTTAAACGATTTATCTAATTCATTTTTAGTAAACCTACTTATATTTAAAAACATCTGTTCTATTTTTCTAGTTATAAAATCTTTTGCTATTAAAACATAATAATTTTGTTTTATTTTATCCATCACATCCTTAAATGTATCGCTCAAACCATCTAAACGATTTTGATTTATAAATGTTTTAATATTATCAAGCTCTAATACAACAGATTTTTTTAATATTTTTACTAAATTAACCAGTTGCTTTTTATATTCTCTTTCGTATTGATACGGATATCTACATTCATATTGCCTTTTATTCAATAACATCACGTCCTACATTATCTAGTGTTCGGTCCAATTTAAAACCTTGTTCTTCTAAATAATTTCGCAACTCAACATTATCTAAACCACCTATATTAACAAGTGAAGTTAATGCAGAAATATTTTTTTCTTTTGTTTCAGCTTTCATTTTATCTGTTTCAGCTTGCTCTTTTTCTGTTGGAATTGATAATGGATTAAATTTTAAAGACCAAGTATCCGGTAACTTTATTTGATAGTCTTTGCATTTAGATAAAAAATATATAAATTTACTAAGTTGAGGTTTTAAATCTCTACGTTGTAATTTTTGAACCATAGAATAATATTGTTCAAAATCACTATCTCCTGTAGCATTTTGACCACCTGGAGAACGACCAAACAAAATCGTTACAGGTATTTCACTTACAGCAGATAACATAGTTTGCGTTTTATCTAAAATATCTTTTACTCCACTTAAACTAATGCTTTTTATATCATAATCATCATCTTTATCTATAGCTAAGGTGTTTAAGATATTTCTGACCATATCTATATTTTGTAAATAAGTTCGTACTTCATCTTCTCCACCCTCTATAGATAACTTATTTAGTAATCCAGCTATTTTTAAAATGCCTTGTGCCATACGTTCCATAATATCAATAGCAAATTTATTACCTAAGTCATACTTTAGAATTAAAGTATCATAGATATTTTCTAATACCATACCGCCCCAACCATTACGTTCATTTCTCAAAATGTTAGGTACAGTTAATCCATTAAATATAATTAATCTAGAATAATGTATTTCAAAGTAAGCTCCTGTTGCTTCATCACTTATCAAATAGGTTTCAGTCTTTTTATAATTAGTACTATTAAAATCTTCATTCTGTTTTAATGGAATAACTTCTTTTGCGGAGTAAACTCGTATTTCTTCAAATCCATAAATATTATTTTCATCTAGTGGTTTTGTCAGATCTTCAGATAAATCTTTAAATACTGGAAAAATAACTGCACCACCATAACATCTATGCCAATATAAAGCAGTTGCGAATTTTTCTTCACAAGCTAAATCTTCATATAAAGAAAGGATTTTGCTTTCAGCTTCTGATACATCTATATCATCAGAAGTCTTTATACAAAATCCTGCTCTAAGTGCCTCATCTGCTGGGGCTGTAATTATCTTTCTAAATATGCCATTTTCTATAAACAAATTTTCCGACATATTATAAGTTATAAATATTTTTCTTATAATGCCAGTATATCTACTAGGGTCATAACGTATCGTTCCAACTCCATTTACTATATTAATCATGCTATCTAGCCTTTTTATTTTTATCACCTACCTTAAAATACACTAAGATTTCTAACTTTAGTTAAATAATTAAATGCGTCTGAACTAGCGTCAACTAAATCATCATGAATACCATCAGGAAATGCACATAGTTCGTTTAAATACATTTTATTCCAATCTCCTCGCAACAAAAAAATATTTCCTTGTTGCCATTGTGCTGCAAATGGTTCTGCTCTATTAATCTTACTACCATTTATTCTTTCAATTTGAACATTAAACCCTGCAAGAAATCTAACATAGGAATGAGCCTGTTCTTTTCCTGCTTGACCTGGGTCTTGAGGAATATGAATATTATTACATCTATAATTTATTTTATCTTGCATAGCTATACGTCTAACAGCTTGCCTTACTCCATTTGCATTCAAACAACCAGTAAAGACATCTAAAATAATAAATTGCCCATTTTTTAAACGTGCCATCAAAACACCAGCCGTTTTATCTGGGCTTCTATTTGTTGGAGTTTCTTCTGTAGCTGCTAAATCCCACGCTCTACAAATAGCTACTATTTTATCTGGTATATTATTTACAACAGATATCTGATTATGTTTAAAATATAATCCACTTGCTGGTCTAATTTTCCAGTTTCCATTTAATAATTGTTCTTTAGTAACTGTATCTTGAGCTTTTAAATTCGCTAAATATCCTTTGTCATTTTCTAATAAAATCTTATTATCATATATTGATGAAGGAATAAATGTAAAGCTTTTTGGCTCAATATTATATTTTTCCAACAACTCATCTGAATCATCAGACCATATTGGTTCATCATTTACAATTACAAAATAACGTATTTTACCACCACGAGATTGAATAGCATATCCTGTATCTTGGTCTATATACCATTTAATAAAATCTGCTACCCAACTATCAGGGTCAGGATTACAAGTAGCCCTTATATATGGTTTTATTCCCGCAATAGCTGAACGATTACGAGTAAGCATATAAGTAAATTGTTTCCAGCTAAAATGTGTAAGTTCTTCAAATTCAATCAAAGGAATTTGTGCCCCTTGATAATCATAAACAGTTTTGTCGTACTGAAGATGGTTCATTACAATTTTAGCACCGCTAGGAAATCTAAAATATCTATTAGGACTTCGTATATCTTTTGCTCCTAATGCTGTATACATCTCAAGAGCTGTATCCCATAGACCACCAGGAGTGGTAATTTGAGGAGATGTTCGTCTAAATATGATACAAGAAAAATTCTTATTATTTATGTGTCTTAATGGCTCTATTAGTGCAGCATAAGTTTTACCACCACCAGCAGCTCCACCATAAAAAACTATATCTGCTTTGCTAGATAAAAATTGTTCTTGTTTCCCTTTTTGTGGTTTTATAATCATTTTTAGTCCCTGCCATTATCTGGTATATATATTTGAATGGTATTTATAGGATTAGTTTCTTCATCAACCTTATTATCTTGATTTGAATTTATAAATGTAGCTTCTCCACGGCTTAAACGTTCTATTTTAACCGCAGTATCAAATAGACGAATAATTTCACTTGCATTTAGTTTAGATACATCTATTTTCTTTAATGCTTCTACTGCCTTTGCTTGCATAGACATTGCTATCGCAATATGACGTTTAGCCATCTTCTTACGTTCTTTTACAGCGGTTTTATATTCTATCTCCTGCAACGATTTATCCCATGCTATACAACGTTCTTGCCAATTATATTTTTGCTTCCAATTGACAAGTAATTGTCTACTTTTTGACAACCTTTTAGCAAGCGAAGTTACATTTCTATCTTCCATTTCTAAATAGGCTTTAAATGCAGAAAAAGCCTTTTCAGTTTCACCATCTTGTCTTTCCCATGGTCTTAAATTTTCATTTCCCATCACTCTCCCTCCAAATAAAAAAAGTAGGTTTCTAAACCTACCTATCTAATAAAACCTGCAAATGTTATTTTTTTTGGTTTAATATTGTATTTTTTAGCTATTTCTATGCTCTTATTATTAAATAATTTTATATATGGTTCAATATCTGTTTTTGCTTCTGCTCTTGTAATCAAACCTTTTTTGTATGCACATTTAGCTTCAAATGCTCTTTGTTTCATTATTTCTAACATATCATCATCTCCTTGTGCTTGATATGTTAAGGTAAGTAATATTAAATGTCCAGCTCTTCATTGGATATTTCTAGAATATCTATATCACCATATAAATCTCTTATTTTCTTCTGGTCACCTTTATAAAAAACCAGTACGTTTTGATGTGTTTTTCCAACTTTTCTACTTATCGAAAAACCTCTCCCCATTCTAATTGGTAGAGAACCTAGTGTTGTTAATAAAATTATTTCATTATATAATTCCATTCCTGCATTATTAAATGCAGCTATCGTTTCTGATACAAAGTTTCTATACATGCCAGTTTTTCTGTTTCTAATATCTCCAACAACAAAACAAGCAAAACGATTATCTTTGAGCATACTCACACTATCAAATATTATTTTTCTATACATAGATAAAAAATCTTCATAAGTTTGATTACTTAAATCTTCTTTATCATCGCTATATATTTCTAAGTCATAATAAGGCGGGCAACTAAATATAAAATCATATTCGCCTTTTGCAAGTTTAGCTATATTTAAACTATTTCCACATATCCATTTAGGTTTTATATCATCTTTGGATAATAATTCATCACCTTGATTTATATTAGCTTCTATCTGTTCTTTTCGTAAATCAACTCCTGTATATTGCCTGTTCAATTTTGAAGCAATAATACCTCTTACACTACCACCTGCAAATGGGTCTAAAATCTTTGCTTTATCAAAACTAAACCAATAATACATTAACTCACATAAGACAGGGTCAAATACACTCAACATTCCACCAGTATTAGTAACTTTCAATAAACTATCTTCTTTCATGTACTTATGCAAATAATCATCTGTAAACTCTGCAACTGATAATTTACGACCTATTTCCTTCTCACATTTCTCTTTATATTCATAAAATCTAGGTACTGAACCTGCTGCACTACCTGTAGTTTTAATATTTTCTCTTGATAAATCAGATTTAATTCCATACTTAAACCATGCTCTTTTTCTTTCTTGCCATTGTGCACATCTTGTATTTAATACAGATGTTGGTGTAAATAAAAATTTTTCACTTAATGAAACTTTTTCTACTTCTGAATCACATACTATATCTTCATCTAAATCCTCAACAATATCATTTAATTCTGACATATCAAAATCAAAAACACTCATATTGATACTAGCAATATTAGCTAATTCTTCTTCTAATTTCTCATAATCCCAACTAGAAAATTCACTTACTTTATTATCTGCTAATCTAAAGGCTTTTATTTGTTCTTCCGTTAAATCTGAAGCTATAATACACGGTACTTTATCCATGCCCAATTGTTTAGCAGCTTTTAATCTCGTATGACCAGCAACAATTACATTACTACTATCTATTATTATTGGAACTTTAAATCCAAATTGTTTAATACTGTTTGCTACTGGTTCAACAGCCTCATCATTTAGCCTAGGATTATTTTCATATGGGACTATTTTATCTGTTGGTTTATAAATAATCTTAATGTCCATAACTATACTTCCTTTCTTATTTTTAGGCATAAAAAAAGCACCTAAATAGGTGCTTTAAATATGTTTATATGTTATAATATTTCTCGTTGCCCTTCCTATACTGGTAGCAGTTAGGAGGTGTTCATATGTTTCGTTTCACTATGTTTTTAGAAGCTGTCATGGCAAGTATAGTTGCCTACTATATTTGCAAAGGGTTAGATAAGCTTCTTTCGGTTTTATGTGGCAACTAGCCTAGCTTCAGCGTTAGCTATATAACGCAAGAAACCCCATGAAGTTCGCACCTTCATGGGGTTTTGCTGTTCATATGAACTATTTCACTATGTTTTGCCTATATTTAGTATAGCATATTACATAGATTTTGCAACATGAAGGTTATTATTCTAATATAAATTATAAAAATACATATTATTATTAAAATATATGGGTATATACCAATATTTATACAAAATAAACTTATAAAATATAAAACCGCTGGTATTTTTTACCAACGGTTTATCTTTTTTGTTTGCAATTATAATATACCATAAATCTAAAACCATTATCAACCATTATTAACCACGATCGACCACGATTAACCATTATTGACCACACTCTTTTTATTCAATGCTTTTTCTACAACTTCCAAAGCCCTAGGATGCATAGTTTGAACTATATAATTATATGAGTAGTTAAGCATACTATATATTTCATCAAAAGACTTAAAGTTCAAATATCTTAATATGAGCAAACGTCTAAGAATTTCATCTTCTGGTTTAAAACTCAAGCCCAATATAAAATTACTTATCTCAAACTGTTTGCTTTGATACTCTTGTTTCATTGCTTCAATTTTTTCTTCTTGTTCTATTAATTTTGCTACATATCCACTAACATCATTTATACCACTATGACCGATATTTTCTTTATAAGAAGTTGTCATCTTGCTTGGTGAGGCTTGTAATTGTTCTAAAATATAATTACATTGAATAATTTTTTCATTGGCTGTATAAGCTTGTTGTAGATATTCTTTAGCCTTATTAACTTTTATTCTGCTTATCTTTCTCATCAATCAATACCTCCATCTATATAAACACTAAAAGGATAGCTTTATTTTAGCTATCCTAATTAGTGGATTTATCCTATTAAAAATATTGTAGTTGCTATTAAGCACAATATAATACTTGTAATTTTGATTATAGGAATATTTCTTTTATAAAATTCTTGTTCTGTCTTTAATGGTATTCTTACCAACTTAGGTCCATTATTATTCATATTTTCCTACCTTCATTACTTTTTTATTATCTGTTTCCATATCCCAGAAATCAATTCTTAGAATTTTTATATGCAAACGTTTCATCAGTTCTGCATTAGCTCGTCTAAAAGCCCTACGACAAAAAGCATAAAAGAAGTTTTCTCGGCTTCTTTTTTCAACAGCTCTTTTATATGTTGTATCTGCATATTGTCCATCATTTGTAAGAGGATTTATCCCTTCCTTTCTCATTCACTCACCAGCCTTTATATTTTTTACTACCTTCTTAGAAAATTCTTTTGCAAATCTATGTTTTAATGTACAGTTATTTTTATTACATGGTTTCTTATTAATCCAACACATATATCCCATGTCTGCCTCATAGTATCGTTGTTCACATTGCATAGTTGTTCACACTCTCTATATTTTTTTACACTTATAAACTTTCTAAATCACCGTGTAATTCTTTCATTTCTTGATAATATTTAAATTTATGTTGTTCATATATTTTTTCAAATAAATCTTCATTATCAAATATGTTCCCAATTATTTTTATTTCATTATAAAAAAATTCAACTGATAATATTGCTCCGGTATTATAACCAAATACAAATTGATTATCTTCAAAAACAGCAACAGCACGAGAAGGTTCGTCCCATTCTGGTTTAACTTCTTCCACAATATCTCCTTCAAAAATCTCATTTCCGTTTACATCTTTAAGCCATATTGCTTGCCCCACTGTTTCTGGATTAACTTCATGCATTACTATTGGTCCGGCATTTTCTCCATCAAATATATAATGTCTTATTTTTTCATCTTTCGTATTTTTAAATAAAACTTTTCTAACATATCCACCATAACACCATTTATTTGTATTTATATCTTTACCTCTAAATAATATTTCCCTCATCATTTATACCTCTATAAAATTAATATTAGGATACATATCCAGGAGCATTTTCTTTTTTATTTTGTACGCTTCTGTTTTTACACCTTTAACATCAATTATTTCTCTATGTCCATCAGCATACTCAACTTCAAAATCAGCTACATAACGTATACCTTTTGTACGCTCCCCATTTTCTAATGTAAATCCTCTTAAAATCAAAAATTCTGGCTGTAACTTTATCCAATTTATTTCTCCATTAATACGTTTAGCTTTTAATTTTAAATAGTATTCTGCTTCTTTCTTACTATCAAATTTTAAATTGCCTATTATTGTTTTTTTTGCATTATATTTTGGTCTATTTTGCATTATTTTTAACTCCATAAATATTTAATATTTCTGTTATATGTTTTGTTGCTTTTTCCTTAGTTTTAAAACAATTACCTGTTATAAAAAAAGCATAATCAGTTGTTGTTTCATCCCATTTATCTTCTATAACATCACCTGAAATACCAACATAATAATATGTTTCCTGTTCTTTTGGTTTCCAACAAATTTTTTTCTTTACAGTATTTTCAACTTCTTTTTTTATCCTATTAAATTCCTTTTCTATTTCCTTATACTTTTTTCTGCTTTCCAACAATACTTTACGTTCACCTTTATCTAAAGTATAAGTAGTAGCATATATCTTATACTCATCTTTTAAAAAGAATGGATTAGGCTCTAATATTTCTAAAAAAACAATATCCTCTTTTTTTATTATCCCAGCATTTCCACTTATAAATTCACTCATTATTATTCCTCATCTTTTTAAAACTAATTACTACACAAAAACCATTTTCTTTATCTTTAGCAATCATTGTATTTTTACTAAGAAAATCAACTACATCTGGATTATTTTTTCCATATTGCAATAATAACTTCATTGCAATGTCTATATATTCAAGCTTATCTTTTATTGACTCTAAATCTTCCATAGAAATTTGCTCCTAATTTGTTGATATCATGAAATAATCAAATCCACCTGTAATTTTCCCACCATGTGATTTAACTATTTTAGGTTCGTTTATATCTTCTTTAATCTCACCTATAGATTTAAGATAATCAGCATATTTATATAGTCCTTCTAAGTTGTTAGTATCATAAAAACTTGCTACTAAACCATATTTATTTTTTAATCCTGTTTCTGCCATTAAACGATTAATGTCATTTCTACGTTTTTCCCTCTTAGCTTTATTTTCCGCTTCTATCCTTTTTTGCTCTGCTTCTATTTTTTTCTGTTCTTTTTTTGCTATTTTATTTTCATTTTTAATGCTATTGAAATGCCATAACTCTTTATGTGTTTGATAATATCCCTTAAACCTGCATTTTTGTGAACAATATCTTGCTTTACCTGTTTTACTCTCAAACTCTTTACCACAGATACATATCTTTTTCATAGTTATACCACCTGTGCTAATCTTATACGATAATTTTCTGCACCTTTCATTCCAACAGATATTGTCATTTCTGCAATTCTACTCATTATTCGTTCTCCAAATAATTCAAATAGTTCTTGCATATTGTAATTAGTTGTTATTATCGTTGTAAGATTATTTTCATATCTAGTGTTTATTAACAAAAATAAATTTTCACGTTCCCAACTACCCACCATTTTTAAATTTCCGTTGCTATCTCTATCTTTTTCTGCTCCAAAATCATCAAGAATTAATACATCAACTTGTTTAGCTTTATTTACTAATTCCGTTGCTATTAAAGCTTTTTCTTTGTCATTAAAGCCTTGTTTTATACAATCAAATAAATTTGCTGTAACAATCATCATGCTTGGTATATTTTGTTTTAATAAATTATTTAATATAGCTGCTGCAAGATGTGTTTTACCACACCCATATCTACCGTGTAACCTCAATCCCCTACATTTAGGAATATAATTCGTACAGAAATCTAAACAATCATTATAAGCATTCTCTGTTGCTGGCAATATTTTAAAATTATTAAAGGTCTTACCTTCAAAAAGTTTCCCCACATTGCTTTGCTCCATAAGCCTATTTATTTTTTCTTGCTGTTTATAATTTTTCCAGCGTTCACAATTACTGTAGCTTATAAAATATTTACCAGCTTGTTCATCTACTTTTACATAAAAACAATTTTTGCAATCAATACCATGCTTATTACAAATCTTACATTTTTCTTGTCTATACATAGCATCAACTAATGCCATTTCATTTTTAGAAAACTCACATGGTATATATTTTATTCCTAGTTCTTTACATACCAATTTCCCATCAATCAAGCTCTGCCCAATTGATATCTGTTCCTGTCTTTCTTTGAGCCTGCGTTGCAGTTCTTGATAGGTTGCTAGATTGTAATTGTCCATTAGATTCACCACCTGCTATTTTCAAATTTGCCCAACCTCTTAATATTCCACCTACATACTTAACAAAGTATATTCCTTGCAATTTTCTAGAGCTTTGCAATGCCTTTTTTAAAGCTTGTATAGTTTGTTCTGCTCCATAAACTTGTGCATATTCTCTAAGACAGGCTATTTCATTAGCTCCTGGTGTTCCTCCTAGATTAGAGCAGATTCGATTTTGATAGAAAATAAGTACTTGACTTTCTGCTGGAGAAATGTTATCATCACGCGCGTTATTATATATATATATATTATTCTCTATATCTCTATTACTCTTATTAGGGTTTTGTTTTAGGTTTGGTATTGGGTTTGTATTTAGGTTTTGAGTTAGGTTTGATTTTAGGTTTGTATTTTCTGTTATGAGGTCGTAAGAGTTCGCATTATTATTGAGTTCTTGGGTTTCATTTAGGTTTTGTTTTAGGTTTGTATTTGGGTTTGGTTTTGGGTTTTGGATTAGGTTTTGATTTAGGTTTGGTGTTGCATTTTCAACATAATTTTTTATTAGAACATATGTTGAACTTTTACCTCTTGTTTTACTAGGAACATATTTTATTAATCCTGCTTCAATAAGTTTTTTTCGGCTATCATTTAACTGACTATAATTTTTTAATTTAGCTTCTATCATCAACGTATTATTATCTATATTAAATTCTTTAGGTCGCCTAAGATAATTCCACTTATCCCATAATACCCAATATAAAACCTGCGTATCATTATTTAATTTCTTTGCATAATTAGAACGAAAAGAAATTATTAAAGATAAAGGTTTTAATTCCATATTTTTTACCTCGTGGATAGGTGCTTGTCTTTATGGCAAGCACCTTTTCCTATTTATTGTGCCACTGTTGGCATTTGTACAACATTATTTTGTTTTGGTACATCAACTACAGATACATCATCAGTTATTGTTTCAGCTTCAGTATCTTCTCCAAATAAGGAAATTTGATTTCTCTTACCATCTAAATACTTGCGTGCTTCTTGTTCAAATGCCCAAAGAGCGTCAACCGCTTCTTGATTAAAGAACCCAGCTTGACTTGCTTCTACCTCATCAGAAGGACATTTCATAAGAGGTGTATTTACTACTATCTCTCTATCAGCAGAAGGCACATAAAACATGCTAGAAATAACTGCTGACATTGTTTTATCTTCTGCATACTTGAAACTTACTGCATAAGGTTTTATACGTTTTATAAGTAATGCTCCTAATCCTAAAATATTTAATGTTGGTTTAGTTAAATTTTTTAATGCTGTAAAAAATTCTGGTGCAGGTTCATCATTAAATATAGATGTATGATATGATGGCTTTTTATTTTCATTTGTCCTCATATATTCAATAGTTAATTTACCTGAACTTTCCTGATATTTAATCTTATTAATAGTTACATTACTCATTTTTTTCTTACCTCCATATTTTTTTTAGTTAAATTATATTTTTTAGCAATTTCTTTAGTTAATTTAACGGACTCTACATGATATTTAGCATTAAAAGTATCACTACCTAATGTATGCCATTCTGTATGGTGTTTTCTACATAACGGCAATACAGGAATACCAATTTGAAATACCTCTGTTCTATCCCTACCCATACCAATAGCTGTTACATGATGTAATTCCGCTTTAATGCCACATATACAGCACTTTTTATGAAGTAAACACATATAGATATATTTATTAATATCCTCACATAATTCACTTAATGGCTGTTTAGTAGGGATATCGTATTCTATAATGAAATCTATTAAGTAAGTAATAAATTCCTTTGCAGTGGTCATATCGCAATTTGACAGCGAGAATATTTCTTTATTTAACGATTGCATTCGTTTTACTACAAATTCAGTTTTCATCAATCTTTTTACATATTCGGGAAGATATCCGCTCCACTCTGATATATCGTTCATTAATGCGTAAGCTTTTTTTCTTTGCTCACTACTTATATATCTACCGTCATTAAGTCCAATATCTACCATGCTATACTTACGCAAACAAGCTCTATCTATATTGGTGTAAGGGGCTTTTATCAATAGCCCCTCTGGTGTGATATCTATGATTTTCCCATGTATTATTTCCATAATTAATACCTACTTTTCCATTTATCCTTATATACTTGCATTAAATTCATGTTATTAAGATACTCAAAAAAGTTTTGTATTATAGGATAAATTGAAGGCGTTTCCTCTCTTGTATATTTTTCAGTCCAAACGCATTTACCATTACTTACTAAATAAATAAACTCTTTTGCTTCTGGTATTAATTCAAGATACATTGGGTGCTGTGGACTATCTATAAACTTACCAACGCTATATTTTTGTGTGTATTTAATATCGTAGATAACACCAGCTTTTAAAGCGTCTAGCCTTCCATATAGAACTAAATCTAAACCATTAATATTTATATTTTTACTAGCTACATATTGGAAGCTTCCACCTTGTATATAGTCTGCAATATTTATAGCAGCAGTTATTTCATCAGTAGATATATCAATAATATTTTTAGGATTAGTATACTCATATACTAATTTCTCAAAATCTATTCCACGTTGCATTGCTTCGCTTGGTGGACTATATATTTTATTAAGTGTATCGAGGAAGCTTTGGTGAGCTTCCTCTGCATAATCATCAATACAATTAAACTGATATAAATAAGAACTAAGCAGACTTTGTGTCATCAGATACTTCATCTGTAAATTCTCCCTTCAATTTGTTCCATTTAAAGCCTAATTCTTTTGTTTTATCAAACAATATAGATTTACTTTCCTTCTCACTAGTCAATATATGTTTTTGATTATTTATTAAATCTAAAACTTCCATTGCTTCACTTGGTGTTGTTATTGCTTCTGTTGCTTCTTTTATAGTATCAATTATTTTTTTATATGCTTTTTTCTCTTTTTCAGCTTCTTTAGCTTCAGCTTTTATATTTTCATTTATTTGATGAAATAAGTTTGTTAAAAATCCGTTTTGATTTCCGTTTAACTCTGGTATTGTAAGCACACCATGTATACCATGTGTTCCTTTAGCATAATAACGTTCACAATTAGTAAAACCTATCGTTCTAACATTATTTTGCATTTCCATAAACCCGCCCAAATCCATTGGTTGCCATACATTATCCTTTGTTTGTCCTTCTACTAAAATTCTAAGACGTGTATTATCTCCGTCTTTTTCCTCTTTAGCATGGAATACTATTACCACATGTTTATTTAATTGGTAATAACAATAATCTACAAATCTTGCAAATTCACGTCCTACTGCTCCATATCCCTTTAAACTAAGTGAACCGTCCCTTTGACCATTTTTAGCATTTTGTTTTATTACATATGCAGACATCAATTTAATAAGTTGTCCGCCTGTATCTATTACAAGAGTTTCATAATCATTTAAATTAAATGGTACTAAGTCCTCTAAAAGTTCTTCATAGGTATTTGGTTGAATAAAATCTGTTCTATATCTTGCTTCTACCCTGTCAGTCCCTCTATCAACATCAATTAGTAAGGGCTTAGGTGCAGATAAAGCAAGAGTCGTCTTGCCTATACCTGGATACCCTGCAATTAATAATCTAATTTTTTTATCAGTATTTATAATTTCACTTGCTTTTTTAATCATTTTTATTCCACCTTTACAAAATATGACAATTTATTTACTAAATCATTTCTTTTATATAAGAAGCTTATATAGTTTTTAGTATTTATTCTTTGTCTACTAGCCATTGTGATATTAGCAATGCAATCATACTCACCAATAGCAAAAAAGTTTTTAGTTTTTATATAAAATCTTAAACCTGTTAATGATTCTCTAATATTTACTAATCTTACATATTTAATATTTAACTTAATACTTTTTAGAATTTCTAAAAATTTTTGTTTAACTTCTTCAGAAGTAAAATTATTAATTTTAGGAAATACAATTTTTTTGACCATTTTTCTTTCCTCTGTTATACTTAAATTACAAATATTTTTTTATGTGGTTGCTTGTTTGACCTGTTGTCTTTCAAGCAACTTTTTTTATAAAATAATCACCTTTTAATAAATCTTTATAAGGATTTATATAATCACCTGCAATATCTTTTAAATATCCATCTTCATAATCTACTAAAACTAAGTCCTCATAATCATCATTACGTAATATTACCTCTTTACCTTGTTTACAAAACGAAATTGCTTCTTTTATTGTTAATCTATCCATTGTATACACCTCTTAAAATGGAAATACTTCTCCATTAGCTTTATAATGCCAATCTTTGCTATAACCTTCTTTTAGTAATAAACTATTTATTTCTAATAAGTTTTTAAGAACATCTTTGGCTTTACATGGAAATAAATTTGTTTTCTTGCCTCGATTATTTTTTACAGTACGTATTCTCATTTTTTTCTTCTCCTTTTTATTCTTTGAATAAATGCATAACATTGACGGTCATCAGCACATACTGGAACAGCAAGACCGCATATTAAATGCAATATATGCACCTGCCCTTTATTCAATTTTTTACCGCACCGCCAACATTTCATACTAAATCACCTTTAATTTTGGTTTTTCTTGAACAAATGCTAATACACTGCTAAATTTGTATCGCACCATTTTGCCTTCTCTTATTTCTTCAAATACCCCACGATATCCAAGCTCTCTAACCATACTAGGTTTTAAACCTGTAAATTCTTCAATTTGTTTTGCAGTAGATATACCAGCAGGTGAACAATACTTGCTATAATCATCTTTACCAGATACAATAGCTTCTAATTCTGCAATACGTTTATCTTTTGCTCTTATTTGAGCAAATAACGCTTCAATAGCACTAACACCTTTATCTTTTAAATCTTTGCTATCTAATCCAGCTATAATTTTTTCATTGTCCATATATTCTCACCTCTCTTTCATTGGTGCGTACCAAGCACCATAGCAGAACCACTTGCAAACCTCCCTGCCGATTAAAATTTGTTAAGAAGATTGTCGTTATAAGATTTGCTCTTTAGATTATTTTTGTTATGTTGATAACTCTGCTATGGCTTGCTACGCACCAATATATTTGTTATAATTTAATTACAAAGTTTTATCTGTTAGCTGGACTGTTTATTTAACGGTTCAGCTTTTTTGTTTGGTAAAAATCTTAATAATAAAATATCTTTTGATAAAAGCCGAAGTTTACTTATTATTTTGTTATACTTCGGTTTTTCTTCTATACTAATTTCACCATCAAGACCGATTGTCATTAATTCATGTAAACAATCATTTGAAATTTTTAAATTCACAGCTAAACTCAATATTTTTTCGGAAAGATTATTGCCCCATATATTTGGTAATTCATTTCCACATTTACTATTTTTTAACCATAAATACTTAATTACAGGTGTTTTATATAAAATTGCCATAGAATAAGCAACATCATCAGGAACAGCTACTGTACCATTTTCATAATAATTCAAAGTTCGTCTACATATATTTAATTCAAAAGCTGCTTTATCTACTGAAAAATTTGCATTAATTCTACATTGTTTAATAAATTCATGGAAAGAATATTGCACTGTTTACACCTTCTTTTTACTTATAATAAAATTAACTAAGCAATATTTTTTTGCTCTCCAAAGAAGCAATGTCCTTTATAAATCCATTTATCACCTGTTTTAGCAAATGTTATATATGTTCCTTCAAATCTACCTGTTCGTGGATTATCTCTATGACCATAAGCTTCCCCACATTGTATTAAATCTGAGTTATACGTTATGGGTGGTACACATTCAGCAAACCAATTTACTATACCTTCATCAATTACATCTCCAACTTTAGCAAAGTCTTTGAATTCTAAATCACTTTTTTGCCAGTCGTCCATAGTTTTAATTATTTCTGTTTCTTGTTCTAGCGTTTCATCAGCTTGTTCAGACTTTTCAAAGTAACAAATTTTTTCTTTTGTAAAATCTTCAACACAATCATCAGTTACATCATAAATTTTTTGAGTAGATACATATTCATAATCGCCATGTTTATAATCATCAGCGGTTATTTCTTTGTTAACGACTATTTCTTCAATAAAAGCACTAGCAAATTTTAAGCCAGTAGCATATCTTTCTATATAAGCGATAGCTTTTTCAAAAGTATCCCAAACAGTTACTGTGTTTTCTAAAGCATCTTCTTCATTTCCATATTTAAACCAGTAACGAGTTACTTCATAAAATTTATTGCTCTTGAAATTTTTAGTTAACATATTTATTCGCCCTTTCTTTTTTCCTAGCGTGTACCACGCACCCAGCAATACTATTTACTTTTTAGGGGAAAGTAATTTTTTTGCCATTAAATTTTTTATTGCTGGGTCAGTGCTACACGCTAGATGTTCATAAAATTAACACTTATTTTTAAAAAAATCATTAATTCTACAATTTAAAGCTTTTGCAATTTTAGGTAAATCACTAGCTTTTGGTGAACAATAACCTATTTCCCATTGTGAAACTCTACTACGTTCAATTCCTAATTTATTAGCTAATTGTTTTTGTGTTATACCTCTTTTTTTTCTCAATTCTTTTATATTAAACATTTTTTCATCTCCTAATCTGTTATAAATCTTAACTACATTTTTATTATATGTTAATATTTTGAACTTGTCAATATATTTTGTTCATTTTTTTAACATCTATTCAGGTTAAAAAATTTAACATATAATTATAAAAAGAGGTGATATAATGCCAACAACAGCAGAACGTATACGTGAATTACGTGAGAAAAAAGGTTTATCACAAAGTGAAGTAGCTAAACTTTTAGGAATAAATCGTACAACATATGTTCACTATGAAACAGGATATTCAAAACCTACAAAAAAACTAAAAGAATTATGTGCCTTATTTAATGTATCGGCGGATTACATTTTAGGCACTGATGTCGAAATAATAAATAAGAAAGAGGTAAACTATAAGAAGCCCGCAGACCTTGAAAAATTTCTAAATCAATCAGAAATAATGTTCGATGGCGAAGTAATGAAACTAAGTGAAGAAGACCGCCAAGAGATAAAAAATGCGTTAGAGTTTATATTTTATAAAGCCAAGAAGAAAAATAAACGCAAAAAGTAGGCGGTATAAATGTATAATTACAAGGTACGGGTAAGAAATTTAGTAAAAAAATGCGGTACAAGTAATCCGTTTGAAATTGCATGTTATATGAACATTGATGTACTACAATTAAAACTACCAAATACAATACGTGGCTTTTTAGTTAGAGTATTGCGTAGAAAATTTATTGCACTCAACGCTAATTTGCCATATGAATCGCAAAAGATTGTTGTTTGTCATGAATTAGGACATGCAATCTTACATAAAGGATATGGATATTACCTACATGCAGATATGAGTTACTATGTACCCAGTCGTAGGGAAAAAGAAGCAAATCAATTTGCTATACATTTACTTTCCCATTCCAGCGACTTGGATGCTGATTTAATCACTAAAGTGATTTTAGAGAAAGACCCTGACCCTAGAGAAGTTCATAAAATTTTAAGCACATTATTATAA